TGTCACCACCTAAGCGCTTTCAAATAAACGCTAAAAACTATTTCCTCACTTACCCTCGATGCTCCTTAACTAAAGAAGAGGCTCTCTCTCAAATTAGGAACTTTCAAACACCTACAAACCCTAAATTCATCAAAATATGCAGGGAGCTACATGAGAATGGGGAGCCTCATCTGCACGTGCTCATCCAGTTCGAAGGCAAATACAAATGCCAGAATCAGCGATTCTTCGACCTGGTATCACCAACCAGGTCAGCACATTTCCATCCAAACATTCAGGGAGCTAAATCCAGCTCCGACGTCAAGTCCTACATCGACAAGGACGGTGATACTTGGAGATGGGGAACATTTCAGATCGATGGACGATCAGCCAGAGGGGGTCAACAATCTGCAAACGACGCTTACGCCGCGGCACTTAACAGCGGCAGTAAATCAGAGGCTCTTAAGATCCTTAGAGAATTAGCACCTAGGGATTATCTTAGGGACTTCCATCACATCAGTTCAAACCTGGATCGGATTTTTACAAAACCACCACCTCCATATGAGAACCCTTTCCCTCTCTCTTCGTTTGACCGAGTTCCAGAAGAACTCGACGAGTGGTTCCACGAAAACGTGATGGGTCGTGCGCGGCCTTTGAGACCAAAATCAATCGTAATCGAAGGCGATAGTCGGACGGGCAAGACCATGTGGTCCCGTGCATTGGGTCCACATAATTACCTATGTGGACACCTGGATTTAAGTCCTAAGGTCTACAACAATGATGCATGGTACAACGTCATTGATGACGTCGATCCCCACTACCTAAAGCACTTCAAAAGAATTCATGGGGGCCCAGAGGACTGGCAATCAAACACCAAGTACGGTAAGCCAGTTCAAATTAAAGGAGGTATTCCCACTATCTTCCTCTGCAATCCAGGCCCCAATTCCAGCTATAAAGAATTCCTGGACGAGGAAAAGAATAGCGCATTAAAAGCCTGGGCTCTGAAAAATGCGACCTTCATCTCCCTCGAAGGACCACTATACTCAGGTACCAATCAAGGTCCAACACAGAGCTGCTAAGCGTAAACGCATCCGGCGTAAAAGGGTAGATCTCAACTGCGGGTGCTCGTACTACGTCCACATTAACTGCCACAACCATGGATTCACGCACAGGGGAACTCATCACTGCAGCTCAGGCGATGAATGGCGTCTTTATCTGGGAGGTACCAAATCCCCTCTATTTCAAGATCATTCAACACGACAACAGACCGTTCGTAATGAACCAGGACATAATAACCGTCCAGATACGGTTCAACCACAACCTGAGGAAAGCGTTGGGACTACATCAATGCTGGATGGATTTCAAGGTCTGGACGACCTTACAGCCTCAGACCTGGCGTTTCTTGAGGGTATTTAAGACCCAAGTATTGAAATACTTAGATAGCTTAGGAGTTATAAGTATTAATACTATTGTAAAAGCCGTAGAGCATGTATTGTACAATGTAATCCATGGGACTGACCGTGTTGAGCAGTCTAATTTAATAAAATTAAATATTTATTAATTGCTCACTGAATCATAGAAATAAATTCTAATCTTCAACGTAGCGTATACAGGATTAGAGGCATGAGTACACGCCATGTACAACATTAATGCATTCTCAGTATGGTTCTCATATTTCCCAGCCTCTTGCTGGTTATACACAACATAATTATTAACCCTAAAAAAACGCCTAACTAAAGCCTGCTCCTTGCTCGCATACTGACCACCAGTGACCGTGGCATGCCACTTCCTGAGAACTTGATAGCGATCACGATGCATGTTCTTCACGGTAGCTGTACTGGGCTCATTATCAAACATATTAAATACTTCACCAAAATCCTGAGGCTTATCAACAGGCCTACGATCCCTTACAAGGAAGAACATTACGCTATTCGTGTGATTCTTGGTCTTAATGTTTTCATCCATCCATATCTTGCCCAGGATGTAAATGGACTTAACGCAAAACCTCTTACCCACCCGATGTGTAAGCCCAATTCCACGAGTGACATCAGAGATGCACATGACCTTACCTATATGGACCACATCGTGTCTCGACTCGAACGACTGGACCTTACATGGGCCTTCACAGCCCTTAGGAACATCTGGGCTTCTATACATCCGATACCACCTGGGCTTCCGATTGATGGGTCTGTTTGTCCAGGATTGTCTTTTTGTGACGCGGACAGTAGGGACAGCCGCACGGCTGCTGTATGGGCTGTCGAAGTTCAGACGGCGACGAACCTTCGAGCCTGGAGTAGAAATTATGATATCTGCTGGTCGCTTCGACATAATTCTTCGCCCTAATAACAGAGAACAAATCTCTAATTAAATCGTAACCGAGTGTATCAGGAGAATAAGTACATTCAACCAGCTGAAGGTATTTCACGGCGAGCATACACCGGAAACCGTGGACAGACTCAGGGAACTCGTTTAGTAAAGGGTCCCACATTGTACAGGCAACGACTTGTTGCCCAAGTACTTAAAGGGGGACCACACATATACAAGCTTTGAGCGAGCGTTCTGAGTGGGGGACATCTCCACGTGGGGGGGGCCACCATAAAGCGGGGGGCGCGGCCATCCACGTGGGGGGGACCACCATAAAGAGGGGGGCGCGGCCATCCACGTGGGGGGGACCACCATAAAGAGGGGGGCGCGGCCATCCGGTAATATTATACGGATGGCCGCTTTTGAATTCAAATTATATTTCCATTATTTACATCTATGCCATTTGGTACTCATGTATATATTGAGTACCTAATATGGGGGCTAAACTATCTGAGTACCGATTGAGGAGAGAGAA